CTTCGGATTGAAGCTGATCGCAACATCCTCTCGAAGCAAGATGTGCTTTCTGTGGATTACCACAGCACCTATCACGTGATGGGTACTAAGTGGTCTGACGCTGGTGATAACCCCACCAACGCTCATCTGGCTACCGCTAACAAGTGGGCCGCCACTTATGACATCGACCTGATCCCTATGGTTCAGTTGACTGTCAACTCTCCGCTGGATACCAGCACCATCTGATCTTGATCAGAGCAAAGGCCCTACCATTAGGTGGGGCCACCTTATTATTGCCTTATGGCTGCCACGATTAACGCCACACTCCAAAGCGCAACAGCCAACAGCTTTGTGACGTTGGCAGAGGCAGATGCGTATTTTGAAACCGTCCCAAGCTCAACGCAGTGGGACAACAAGCAAGACGACAACAAAAATCGTGCTTTGATCTCAGCTACAGGCTGGATCAACACATTGAATTTTTATGGTGATCGTTGCGATTCAAGCCAAGCTTTAAGTTGGCCTCGTAATAATTATCATGTCGATCGGGTAGAGCTGACCTGTTCAGCGATCCCAGATGCAATTAAAAAAGCTACATATTTACTAGCGTTTGAGCTGGCTAATGACACGGACGCAATTACAGGGAATACCGGCGATAAGGGGTTATACGAAGAAGTCGAACTCGGAGACCTCAAGGTCAAGTACAACACTGCTAGTCAAGCTACTGGAACTGTCAATAACGTATTCGACGTTTACCCTTGGCTGCAGTCTTATCTTGGTGCTTATTGTCTTGGAGGTTCTGGCTCTTATCAAGTTCGTCTGGTGAGGGGTTGAGATGTCACTTGTAGACAGCACTTTTAAGTCAATTCCCAAGGATCTACTAGATGATTGGGGGCAAGACATCACGCTTGTTAAAACGACAACGCCACGCACTTATGACCCAGCAACAGGTGCTGTTACTGGTGCGGATACGTCTGTTGCGCTGAAGGGTTTGATTTCTAATGTTTCAGCAAGGGAAAGCGAAGGGCTTTACCAAACAACTGACATCAAGGTAATTATTGGTGGTGACGAGTTGGGCTCTTACTATCCAACTGAAGCCGATCGCATTCAGTATTCGCAAGCTGGTGTGACAAGAGAAGCGAAGATTTTAAATGTGTTGAGCTTTCGGGGTGAAGACCCTTTGCTTCACACAATCGTTGCGAGGCCGCAATGATTTTTAAAAAGACTAAGGATTTGATTCAGCGCTTAGATCAAGACGTATCTTCGTTGGCGTTGCTTAGCACTATTAAGGCCGCTGAGCGCACTGTAGAAGAGTTGCAACAGGAAGGTCCAAGCTGGACCGGGCGGTTTTCTAACTCATGGCAGATTACAGGCCCGCAAGGGCAGCAGGTTAAAGGCGATGGGGGCCCCGGCGAACCTCGTGCTGTGAAGTTTATGGACGCTCCATTCACAGGGCAGCAAGCGGCAAGAGTGCTGTTCCGTACCACAACCACAACGAATAAGGTTGTGTTTACGGTTTCTAATTATTCGCGATGGGCAGGATATGCAACCGACTTAATAGACGGCAGATTTTATCGTCCAACTGAGCAGCCTCAAACGCAACTTGGTCTAAGCAAATGGAAGCTGTCTGGTCAGCGTCGTCCCGGCTCTTTGCATCGTCGGTACGAAATAAACGGAGGCGGCAGCGGAGATGCCTCAAGAACAGCGCAAGAGGACTGGTTTTCTAGGTATGTAACTGGCGGAAGATTAGATAAGTCTGTCAGTATTGCAGTGAATAACATGCTTCGCAGACTATGAGATATCAAGCCATTCGAGCTGCAGTTGAGTCACCGATTCAAACAGTCTTTGGGGCATTAAGCCCTGCAGTGCCTGTTTTCTTTGACAACATTACCGCCGCCCCAGAAAATGCGACAACAGAATATATCAAAGTATCTTTAAGCTTTGGGTTAACTACAGAGCAAGGATTAACCACTAACCTTGACCGAATTAGAGGCTCTATTGTCGTTCGTGTTTACACCGAAAAAGGTAAAGGCCCCGCAAGGAACCAAGCGTTGATAGACACAGCGGTCACAACGCTGCTTGGTTTAACTGCGTCAACTAGATCGGCTACAGGTATTTATCTTCGCCCTGGAGTAGTCAATGGCCCCACTTTTTCGACAACTGAACAATCTCCTCACATGATGGGACGTATTGACGCTGGCTTTATTGCCGAAGATCACGGTTAGATGTTTTGGTGACAGCACGCTAAGCTGTAAGAGTCCGGGTTTCGCCCGTAAGTCCACCATTCTCAGTACCACGAATGGCTACCGTCCTTTCGGGCACCTCTGGCGCCCTCTATTACAAGCCTGCTGGCACATCTGGAACCTTTAAGGCTGCAGATGTCACTATCAACTCCGATTCCATCAACGTTGGGACGTTCCTCAACTTCAAGCCTGGCGATGAGGTTTCTATTGGAACCGGTACAGGAGGCAGCCCAGCGTTGCCTGCTGGTTTAACGGCTTCCTGTTTTATTAAAAGTTACACACCTCTCACAGGGGCGGCAACGTTTTCTGCGTCAGCAGGCGGAACTATCCTGGATCTGACAGATGTCGGGACAGACGGCAGCACTCCTTTTACAATTGCGTTCAAGGATTTTCAAGCAGTTGCAAACGTGCGCTCTTGGAACTTTGAAGTAACCCGAGATGAAATCGATGTGACAAGCATCGGTGGCACTTTGGGTCAAAGCGCACCATTCCGAACCTTCATCTCCGGTTTTGCGGATGGCACGGGTTCAGCTGAGGTTTACTTCACTGATGACGACACCGGTATTTCGGCTCGTTTGATTGAAGACGTTACCCAGCGCAACCAAGCTGGTGCAACATTCAAGCTGTATATGGATGCAGTTGTTTCAGCTGGTACGCCAAACGATGCAGCTAGCCGTTCCATTGAAATGGAAGCAGTGCTGACTTCTGCAAGTTTCTCAGTAACTCCAGACGATGCTCAGGCAATTTCAATTAACTTCCGCCCAACATCAGCTCCTACATTCGACTTCGCTAAGAGCTGATAGTCGATTGACGATAAACAAACCCCTGACATTGTTAGGGGTTTTTTTAATGCTAGTGTAGTGGCACAATCAGTTTTAACTCATGGCATTACGCGCCATTGATCGTCTTAAGAAAGCCGCAAATTTAGAGGCAACAAAAAGAGTAGTTACTCTTTCAGATAAGACTGAGTTTGAGATGTGGGTAAAGCCTTTGACGATGGCAGAGCGTGAACGCGCTCAAAAGCGTGCTGGATCGGATGACGCCAATGCGTTTGCCCTGCAGTTGCTGATCACCAAAGCTAAAGACGAGGTGGGAGAGTCTTTATTTCTGGCTGGCGAGGTTGATGTGCTTAAAAACGAGGTTAAAGACAAAGATTTGCAGTCTTTGATGTTGGCAATTTTGACTGAAGATGACGAAAAAGAAGAGGCAATCGACCCAAAATCCTAGGAGCCGAGCTTCGTAAAGACAATTGGCTCATGCTCCAATTTGGCATCGCCAAAGAACTTGGCATGAGCCTGTCGAAGCTACGGTCAACGATGACAGCAGAAGAGGTTTTGGGTTGGAGCGCGTATTTTAAAATTATTAATGAGGACCAGGAAGCGGAGATGCGAAAAGCTCGCCGTCGAAGGTAGACTGGTATAAGTTTGCGCGAGGTGCTGTGGCTTATCAAAGCGAGATCGAATTTCGCGTAAAAGTTGCCGATAAAGAGCTAAGAGAGTTAGAAAGACGCACTGAGCAGCTTGTTAATCGCTTTGCGACAGGCGTCAATCCGTTTGGAGCTTCTGGTGGACAAAAATTAACAGCTGCACAGAGGCGCGAAGAGGTTAACACCCAAAGACAAAGACTAAATTTTGTCAAGGACGCGGTTGAAGCTGAAGATCGTTTGCGCGAAACCAAAGCGCAAAAAAGGCAGCAAACGATGCTTAGGCGCGTTCGATTTGAAAGAGATCAACGAATAAAAGCCGCGCGTGATGTTGCAAAAGCAGAAGCCACGATTCAGAGAGAAAACCAAAGGCTTAAAGAAGATCTTGCTCTTGGCGCAGGTTTCCCGTTGTTGTTTGGCGGGGGTTTGGGATCTGTAGCCGGTGGCGTTTTAGGCGCGGCTTCTGGCGGAGGTAAAGGTGGCTTTGGAGCACAAATTCTTTTTAGTGCTATTGGTCAACAAATTGATCAATTTTTCAGTGAAGTTCGAGAATCTGCAGATCTTGTCGCCAATGCCATTGGTGGAACAACCTCTTCCTTAGAAGCTCTGCGAGAAGCAGGAGTTGTTGTTCAGGATTCACTGATTGAGTATGTGCAATCTCTTGAAGATTCTGGACAAGCACTTATTGCGTATAATTTAGTTCAAAAAGAGCTTGCAAATATTTATGGGAATGAAGGGGTAAACTCTCTTAGGTTGCTCAAAGATGCAAACAAAACGGCTAATGAAGCTTCTAGCAATCTCTCGGTTGCGTTGCAAAAAGAATTAGCTCCAGCTTTTACAAAAATAGCAAATCTTACCGCAACGTTAAGTGACGGATTTGCCGCGCTAGTCCCAATTCTTGGACTTCTCTTAAATCCTTTAAAAGAAATTCCGTCGCAAAAAAGTTTAGATGTTATACGTCGACAGCAGCAACAAGAGCGTATTGACACTGGAGTAAAAGAAAGAGACGCGGAACTGTCTGCAAGAGAACAAACAACCCCTATTGAAGACTCTATTAGCTCTCTAGAGCGACAAACAAAAATTTTAGAGCTAGGAAATAAACTGACAAATGAACGAGTTGTTCTATTAAAAGAAGAAGATTTAATTGCAAAAGCTGTAGCTGACAAGGCTGTGTTGCAAGTGCAAGAATTTAAAAATATAGGTAACGCAAGAGAACTAGCCATAATTGCAGTAAAAAAAGAAAGAATTGAGGCAAAATTAACACTAGATCTTGCCAGGCTTCGGCTATCAGTTGATAAAGCAAGAACAAGTGAAGCTGAAAAGTTGGCTCGTCAAACAAAAACGCAAGCAAAAGAGTCCGAACGTGCTGCCAAGGCTGCCAAGCGCGAAGAGAATAAGATTTCACAACTACAAATAGAGGTCAAACTTCAAGAGCGTTTATTTGCTCTTAATCGACAAATAGCTGAAACAAAAATTTCTAAAGATTTAAAAAGTGAAGCCGCTTTAAAAATAGAAATTGAACTTGAGAAAAGAGCCGCAAAAATTGATCAAATAAGAAGCAAGTCTTTAGGCACAGTTTTAGAAACTCTTGAAATAAATAGAGAAGAAGTAAGAGCTGCTCAAGCTATTTTTAATATCATGAGCAGCACAAAAACTTTATTAGATAAAAGAGCGCAAAAAGCAAAAGAAGTTTTGCAAGATTTAAAAGATGAGCAAGCATTATTGCAAGCAAGGCTTGACGGACGATTGGAAGAAGAACAATTGCAACAACGCGCCAATGAGCTTGCAGAAAAAACTCAAGGTTTAACAGAAGAGCAAGTTGCGGACCAGCTAAAAAGCACTGAGGCGCTTAAGGAACAAGTTAAGGCGTTGGACCAGTTGGAATCTATGTATGAATCAATTGGCCAAAGCATTTCCAGCGGTATTGTTGACGCTTTAAGTGCAGCAGTCGAAGGCACTAAATCACTTGCTGACGTTGCATCACAAACGCTTAGGCAAGTCGCAAATATCTTGCTGCAGTTTGGAGTCAATACTGCGCTTGGCGGCATTCCAGGGCTTTCGTCGTTCTTCCCAGGCAGAGCGACAGGCGGTCCTGTCTCAGGTGGTACGCCTTACATGGTTGGGGAAAAAGGCCCTGAGCTATTCGTTCCAAACACTTCCGGCACAATCGTTCCAAACAACAAACTTGGTGGCGGTGGTGCGACAAACGTTGTCGTTAACGTTGATGCCAAAGGCAGTTCTGCTTCAGGCGACAGTGGTGCCGGTAAACAGCTTGGAGGGTTGATTGGAGCGGCTGTGCAGGCAGAATTGATCAAGCAACAACGACCTGGAGGCTTATTGTCCCGCTAATGAGTACCTTCCCCGCTTTTGACCCTGC